TTCGATAGTCGTTCAGGTCAGCAATACCCGGAGCTACGCCAGCAGTCGTATCTGCAGAAGTTGTATCGTCTGTAATCCCGGCGCAAGTATTATTAGCAATAGATATGTTCACCGTTGCGTCGTTGGCCGCTGCGGTCTTGCGAGTTAATACAATATCCGCACCAGTACCACCGATATAAAACCATGCCGCTATACCTGCGTCCAAAGCCATTGCCGCTCTTATTTTTCCAGCCGCCAATGTAGCGGTATCATTAAGTGCGACCGCGACGGTAAGTGTTACAGGTGTTCCTGTCATACCTGAAGCAGTTACGATTACAGTGGCATTACCAGCAGTAGTTATCGTGCCTACTACTGTTGCTGTTTCAACTTGTGCCGTTCCTGTACCGTCCCACTTCCAGGGCGTATCCACTCCGTTAAAGGCCATTAACTGATTCTTACCATCAACATAGGCAGTAACGAATTGCACCGGCGCAGTGGTATCAAGGCCGGTTTTAATCTGCGTCATGGTTCCGGATGGCGGAGTGCAGGAATACGCAATGCCATTAACTACAATAACGAGATATTTGGTAGTGCCTAAATAAAAAGGGAACAGTCCTTGTACTGGATTGCTGCTCCCTAATCCGGTACTATTCAGTTTGGCTTGACCGCCCCGGCTGGATATTTTGCCGATCTGCCTGCTGATCATGTTCCGGCAGTCTTGCAATGCTCCAGCAGGAAGCCCGGTAGCGTCCACCTTGTCAATGTATCCCTGCGTGAAATCAGTTACCGGGTATTTTAACCATTCGCTCATTCCCTACCACCTCATCTTCACTTGGAATGACTCGGTATCGCTGTTTATCTCCATCTTGTCGTAAATGTCTTTTAAACTGGCCTGATACCTGGCTTCGTATTGCTTGGCGGAATACTGGCTTTCTTCATCGTCCAGCTCAATGTTGAAATATTTGAATATCAAGAACTCAGCCAGCGGATAAAGACAAGCATCCGGCAGCGGAACCTCGTTGCCTGTTCCGGTTATAGCCGCCAATGCTGTCGGATATGGGGTATAGGTCAAAACATAGTCACCGTTGGCGCCAAATTTTATCTTGCGGTTGCTAATCGAATAATTGGTGTATTCGTTGCCGTTTACATCCTCAACCAGAACGGCCCTCATAAAAGCAGTCGGCAAGGTATATTGGGTCTTGATATTCATCGGTATGGTCAGCGAAGTATCTGCCGTAGTATCGGTATAGGTTGTAGTCGTTGCATCTGCGATTGCGGCCAGATAATAATAGATGTTCCCATCCGCTTTGGTTCGGTACAATTTGCGTGTGCATCCGGTGCGTGTCGGGATTGACGACCAGTCGATCTGCCCATCGGAGGAAGCGACTACGGTCACTTCGCCAGCGTTAGGGTCACTCTCTGCGCCGTCAGCATCAACAAAAGTAACCTTGCCTTTGAATGTTCCGGTAAACGCTCCCGATCCACTTGCCGAGAGTGCTGGATCTGTCGCAGGGATAACGGTTGCTGAGAATGCTTTGGTTGTATCGAGCCACAGTTTGTCATTGACGGTTCGACGAATGAACTCGTTTCCCCAAATTAAAATTAAAGCCGCATCCAATGTTTCATCAAACCAGGATTCGGCCAGGGTCTTGGCATCTGTAATTGTGAAGGACATAATTCACCTTCTTTCTTTGGAAATAGAAAAGCCGGCCATTTCTGACCGGCTCAAAATTTTGTTAATTTAAAAGTATTTCTTATAGATTTCTTTCCTTCTAGGCCCGGATAAATCTGCGTAAATTCACATATGCAAAACAGGGGAACTGTTTTTATTCCATTTATACGCCATTGAAGGAACGTCTTTGGCAAAATATTTTTCTAAATATCCTGAAATATAATTAAAGTCCTTTGCCATAAAGCTAATTACCCACTCATTATCTCTGTGTTTTCTTGTTCTAGCATGAAGCCCGAATGTGTCATTTAAATATTCACAAAGATAATCGTTTTCATCTCTCGTAAAAGATTGTGAATAAATTGTATATCTTTTTTTATTAAGCGTACCATCGTCCATTATCCAGACAGCAAGCGCAAGCGGGGTTATTGTTAACATGCTGGATAATGAGATATATTTTTTGCCGTCATCTTCATACCATTCAAAATAAACGTCATCTAGTTCTGGATGAAGTCTGCTTACTGCCCTTACTTGCGGCAGTCCCTTAAAGCCACGGGTATCGGTTATATAATCAAAACTAAAATCAAATGCCGATGACAACCGCTTCGCTTTCCATGCTAACCACTCTTGTTGGGATACGGCATGCTTTAATTCAATTCTATAGCCTTTGCCGGTTTTCCCTAAATATGCATCGCCAAGCAAAGTCCCTGTCAATATCTCCATTGCAGATTCATTGGTTAACAAAGATTTGAATTTACCATGCCGGCGATTTTTTCTAATTTTTAAGCCCATTTCACTCCACTTTATAACTAGCCAATCCTTGCTAACCCCATATCTATCTGCAATTTCCTGCTGATATAATCCCTCCTCCACATATTCATTGTAAATTTTAACAACGTCTATTTTTCTATGCTTCTGGAAGGATTTATTTGTTTTTATTCCATACTTATCCCTTAAATAACCAATATGGGATTCACAGTATCCGTATTGTTCGCCTATTTCAGCATCTGTTAACTTTTCATGCTCATAAAGATATGTTAACAATTGCTGGTTTAAGGGATTCCTTTCTGACCTTGACATAGTTTTGATATTATACTGTTTCCTAAGATACCCAATATATCGGTGCGAAAAATTAAATAATACTCCGATCTCTTTGTCATTTAGTTTTTCGATTTCATAAAGCCTAACCAATTCTTCTTTGCCAATTTTTATAGCCACCTGATCACCCCTATTAAAGTATGAGCAAATGGATATAAATTGGCAACCCCAGATAGCGGAATAAGAAAATAATAACAATCTTTTTTCGCCCTAGGGCTTCTTCCACTATCGCTACTCATATAGCGAAAGATCGGTTTCTGTCCTTTCCTCCATCAACTCCTTAATAATATTCTCCTGCTCCAAATTTTCATTGACCAACTTCATAATCAGCTCATTCTGTCGGTCAATAATCTCAAGTAGTTCCATGCAAGTCTTAATATTCAAACATACTACCTTCTTCGCTGGGCGGCAATTCCCTAATTTCGTTACCAACAAATATATAATCTACCATATCAACCGCCTGAGTTTGGAAAACCGCCTGAGTCTGCTGGTCAAATTCAGGTATATCGGCATATGTAACAGGCTTATACCCATCAAGGCAATTTCCGTTTAATATCAACTGTCCGTCCTGCACGATTCCGTATTTTTGCAACATCACTCACCACCTTCTTCGCAAAACCAACGCTTACAACTGGTTTAACAGTCTTTTGATAAAAATCATAACTATTGCTACGCTTAATCCATCCCCAATACGAGATAACCGCGCAAGCGTCTTTATAGTTTAAATATCCCTTCTTTTGAATCTTACGCATCCGTCTTTTTATCCGCAAAGTATTTCGTTTCCGCAATATCGTTTTGTTGCGGTAAAACCTAAATCCCAAGAAATCAATATCTCTTTTGTTAACCCGGAAGACTTGCCAATCGCCTTTTAGTGATAAACCTATTTCGTTAAGATAATTAGATATATCTCTCCGCGCCTGATGCAATTTCTTTTTGTTGTTTCCTAATAAAACTAAATCATCAACATATCTGACATAATATTTTACCGCTAGATTTTCTTTGATATAATGATCTAATCCTTGTAAAAAGAAATTTGAAAACCATTGGCTAGTGTAATTTCCAATCGGTAAACCATCTGCGCTATCTATGATCTGGTCGATTAACCAAATACAATCGGAATCCTTAATCACTTTACGGAACATATCTTTCAAAATCTGGTTGTCAACCGACGGATAAAATTTAGATATATCCATTTTCAAGCAGTATTTCGTGTGCTTGCGGTCATTGTCAAGCCATTTACGAAGCGTCTTTTGACCATAACTTGTTCCGCGCCCTGGTACGCTTCCACAACTATATTGGTACATTCCACGCATTATTACAGATTGAATTTGTAACATTAAGGCCCAATGGATAATCTGATCAGGATAATACCTCGGCTTGTATATCGTGCGTCTTTTCTTGTTTGCTCCATCCTCAATGATTTTTATTGTGTAGGGAGAGGGAATGTAAGTTTTATTAACCAGCATCTTTTGTATTCTCAGGGCGTATTCTTTCTTATTTTCCAATACTTCCCCGACTCGATTCTGGTTTCTTTTGCCAAGCGATGATTTTTCCATCGCTAGTATTATGTTGTCTAAATCACATATTTTCTCGTATAAATTGCCAATCCTTTTAAAAGAACCACCTTCTTATTAGCCTCAAGGTATTTCGAGAATAAACCTACTAACCCTTGCTCTTTACGGCCTAATTTTCACCAAGCGGTGCGGAAGATAAGATGCAAAACAAAATTCTAATTTTCTAATAAGAGTCTGCCTGCCGATATTCAGCTTCGTGTTCGACGAGTC